CAAACAAACTTCACACATCCTTCAATAGAATTGATGATGATCATGATGAATTATTTTTTAGTGGGCATAATTTTTATCAAAAAATTCTTGAAAAATCTTACAAAAAATGTTTTGAGAATTTCTTTAATGCTGAATATATAATTTCAATTAAAAGTATATGGTATAATTATTATCTTGAGAATGAATATCAAGAATGGCACAATCATTTGGGTTCTATTTTTAGTCCAGCACATTTTGCCTGTGTTCATTTCTTATCGTATGACAATGAAATTCATCAACCAACGGTTTTTAAAGACCCACTTGATAAATTTAGAGATCATTCATATGAATTGGAATACGATTATTGTATGCAAAATATTCCCAATATAAAGGAAGGAGATCTTTTAATGTTTCCTTCTTATCTAGATCATTGTGTTCATCCTGTTAAAAAATCCCAAAAATGTCCAAGAATAACAATTAGTTTTAATATAACTTTATTAAAGTATGGAGAAGAAAGTAGTATATAATAAAATTATTAATAATTTTTTCCTTGAATAGAAGAATATAATATAACTCATGGAATTGATTGACAAAAATTAAAAATACAAGTAGAATACCTTTGTTAGGTTTGAGGATAATATCTTAATGATTAATAAAGACATAGAAGACAATTGTCTTAAAATATTCCCAATATCAATCTTTAAGACAAAAGTAGAAGATAATGATTACCTTAAAGATCTTTTAGTTCCTGACATTACTAGAAATTCAGAGTACTTAAAAATACCAGAAGATTGGACGACTCATAAAGTTAAGACTTCCTTTTCGTATGAACCAAAAGGATTGGAGATTCTTTATAATGGATCTTCATATGAAAAAGTATTGTTACAGAAATATTCTCTTTGTATGGATAAAATATTTGATAAAACTTATGAGATTTCAATTCCTAGAATTTGGTATAACTTTTATAATGATGGAGAATATCAGGAACAGCATGATCATCTAGGAACTCCTCTTCGTCCTTGTCATTTTTCTTGTATTCATTTTCTTTCTTTTAATTCTGAAGATCATCAACCACCACAATTCACAGATCCATTATCACAATTAAGAAACTTAAGTCTTGAACTAGATAGAACTGGACATGGTAACATATATGTTCCAAAGGTAGAAGAAGGAGATCTTTTAATGTTTCCATCTTATCTTTTACATTCAGTTTCTCCTTCCAAGAAAACAGAGTATCCTAGAATTACATTATCTTTTAATATTGTGGTAACAAAGTATGGTGAGAATGAATTGTGATTAAAATATTGGATGAATTCTTATCTAAAGAAGATTTTGATTATGTGTTAAACTATTGTCAAGAGTGTTCTTATAATTACGGTGAAGTTGATAGTGACGATTTACCTCCCACAGGAATGGTACATGAGATTCCAGAAACAAAATTAATCTATAAGTTATTTGAGTCAAAAACTCAAAAATTAGTTTCTGGTCTTAATTTGTATAGAATGTATATAAATTGCTTTGCACCATCAGAAAATCCATATTTTCATACTGACGGCGATTCTGGTGATATTACTTTCTTATATTATCCAACACAATCTTGGCAGTTGGATGATGGTGGAGAGACACAGTTTCTAGTTGATAATGAGATCTATGGGGTGACGCCAGTTTCAAATCGTATGGTATATTTTGATGCGAGTATTCCACATCGTGCAACTACATTTAGAGACAAACATAGATTCACATTAGCAATTAAATATGGAATTTGATTTATGAGATTTACACTTGCAATTGGTAATCCTCCATATGGTGTGGGAGGAAATCTTGCGATTAAGTTTATTAATAAGACTGCAGAGATCACAGATGACATAAGATTTGTACTACCAACATCAGTACGCAAACCTTCATCACTCAACAAAATCAAGGCACATCTTCACTGTGTGATTGATGAGGATCTTGATGCCTCTACATTCCCGAATGGTATTAGTGCAGTTAAACAATACTGGGAAGTGAGAAATACATCAAGATTTCAGGTAGGAGTCGGTGAGATTCCTATGATTAGAAAGCATTCAGACTTTGAGTTTCTTTCTTATGAGAATAGATTTGATGCAGATGTATTCGTGGGTGAATATGGATCTGGTCCTAGTGGTAGAGTCAAGACCGAGAACTTTACTCATTATGCAAAGGGACATCATTTTCTTAAAGTTCGCTCACCAGAAGTGATACAGAATCTAGTTGAGTTTGCACCTAGATTTAGAGAAGTTGCATCTAGTTGTAATGGAAGACGACATTTTGGAAAGAATGATTTAATCTCGACTTATATAAAGTGTCTAGAAGAAAGAAATGAAAAAGAATAAACATAATCTAGAAGTTGGATCTAGTATTGAGAGATCTGACGAAAGAATCAAGGAAACTCAAGAAGTCTTTACTCCACAAGAACTTGTCGAGAGTATGATTGATGAGATTTCATTAGAACTTCTACAGAATCCTTTGAGTACTTTTATTGATAACTCGGCAGGATCTGGAAACTTTCTAGTTGGACTCAAGAATCGTCTGTGTCAATATCACGATGAGAAGTATGTTCTGGATCATATGCTTTATGCTGTTGAGATGATGGAGGATAATCATAAAGAACTCTGTGATCGTTTAGGTGTATCAACGGATCATCCTCACTATGTGTGTGCTGATGCTCTAGAGTACGATTATTCATTTGGGGATCTCATAGGGTTGGAACAGTTCTTCTAGTGGCACAAGGGGTTGACGGATCGGTGATTTCATCCTATATTAACTGGGTGGTTGAGGCACTAGTGCCGAAACTCAAAATGGACAAATTGCCGAATTTTTATGACTTTTACTGATTTTAATATTAAAGTTGCCTCAGACTATCAACCTCATCCTCAAGATGATGCTGTTCTTCGTCTTGTAGAGGAAATCAAATCCTATCCTATTCCCGATCATTATGAGACTCTGGAATATGTAGAAACTCGTGCCGTGAATGTTAATACCGTACAAAAACCTGGTAAGGCAAATGTCGGTCGTTTTCGTGGCATTACCAAGACTTCATACGAAACTGTTGATCGTTCTATGTCGAAGGGTTGGAAGTTTGGTAAGCGACCAGCATCTATGTTGGAAGGTGAGGACTGGTTGCTGAATGGTAATCACCGCTTGCGTTGGTATCGTGAGAATGGTTATACTTGGATGCCTGTTGATATTTTTCGTCTCAAGGAAAATTTCTCCGTTGGGGATGCAATTGATGAGATTGGTCTACTTTATCAACCTCAACCTGAAGGAACTGCTGCTGCATTTGAAGATTATAAGGCACGGGGTATTCTTTTTATTGAGCGGAAAAAGAATGATGGTGTTGAAATTACACCTGAACTTGTGAGTGCCTGGGTTGATAAGTTTGCTCCTAACGAAACTAAACTTTCTCGCACTAACTTGAAGAAAGCAATCTTCAATAACACAGGTAAAACTGCATTTCTTGCTTCTATTTCTCGCAACGAATCTATAGATATGCTTGTTCTCGACAAGGGTTTTGTGATTCGGGAGTCTGATTACAAACTTGAAGATGATGTCAAGATCGTACATCGTCTATATGAGGCAAGTCAGAAAGTTTTCCTTCGTGATTTCCTTCCTATCTTCTTTGATGCTGCATCTAAAGGAATCAAAACTGTTGTCCACTTCTATGTGACAACCTCTAATGTAAAGGACGGTAATGATCTGCGGAAGGTTGTGGAAACTCGCAAGCAAGAGGTATATCGTGTGATTTCTTCTCTTGAGACTTTTAACTTTGAGAACTCTTCTCTTCGTAACTATCTTGAGTTTGGATATCGTGCTCCTCAAATCTGTGGAATGGATGGTGATGAACTGGTGAAACTTTGATGAAAATCCGAGAACAAGTTTATGAGATTCTGAAATTAACTTATGATTCTAATGTTAAGTTTAAATCTCAAGATGTTTATGACCTGACTTTTCCAGTTCTCTGCCGAACTAATCCTTTTAATAATGAGTTGAGAGGAACTGTTCTTAGGGAACTACAGGAACTCAGGGACCTGAACTATCTTAAGTTTCATTCTCACGGAGTGTATTCACTTACATAACTGGCACAAGGGGTTCCGCAGAGGACCCCTTTCTGCTATAATAGTCTCATACGCAAAGAGATCTGTGTTCCAACTTCGCCCTCACCAACAAGTTGCCCTGAATGCTCTTGCCAAGTATGTTCTTGGACAGGTCATCATTCCGACTGGCGGTGGTAAGACTAATGTGGCAATCTTTGATGCTATGCGTGAGTTTCTCAAAAAGGAACCACAGACCATCGTAGTGGTTGCTCCAAGAATTCTTCTGGCAGAGCAGTTGTCTGCCGAATTTTTGGAGTTTATTACTACCGCTGCTGTGCTCCACGTCCACAGCGGAGAAACTACGCATTTTAGCACCACCAAACTCGCAGAGATTCGCACTTGGTATGATGCAACTCCTGGTCACAAACTGATCTTCACCACCTACAACTCTCTGCAGCGCCTACAGCAGGCAGACATTCCTGTCAATACCATTTATATGGATGAAGCGCACAACAGCGTTCAGCGCCATTTCTTCCCTGCCACAGAACACTTCTCTGCTACTGCCGACCGTTGCTACTTCTTTACTGCAACACCAAAACACAGCGCCACTATTTCTAAACCTGGAATGAATGATGTTGCCGTTTATGGGCAAGTGATCTGTAATGTTCCTGCTCCTGAATTGGTGAAAGGTGGATATATCGTTCCTCCTAAAGTTGTGGTGCAAAAGTTTGAGATGCTCTCCAAAGGTCAAATCGTTGCTGATGTTGACTGTGAGAATATGATTCAGACTATTGATACACAAGAAGTGAGTAAGGTTCTTATCTGTGCCAAGGCAACCAAACAGATTGTTTCTTTGGTGTCTGAAACTGATTTCTGTAAGCAACTGGAGGATCGTGGATTCTCTTGGATGTATATCACTTCCAAAACTGGTGCCGTGATTGATGGGCGCAAGGTGAATCGTGAGGTGTTCTTTGACACTCTCTCTGCTTGGGGTAAGGATGACTCCAAGAAGTTTGTGGTTCTGCACCATTCTATTTTGAGTGAAGGTATTAATGTCTCTGGTCTGGAAGCAGTGCTGTTTATGAGGTCGATGGATTTTATTGGTATTTCTCAAACTATTGGGCGAGTGGTTCGCCTACATAAGGACGATGCTGCTGCTCTACAGAGCGGTAGGATCGCTCCAGGTGCCCTTGCAGACTACACCAAGTCCTTCGGTTTAGTTTGCATCCCCGTCTACTCTACGGTGGGCGTCAGCACCGCTAGGAAGGTGCAGGCGGTGGTGGATACGGTCTTCAATCAAGGTCTTCCTGCCATCAGCGTGGTCAAACGCTGAACTGGCACACTGCCCTTGACTCTGCCCACACTCTGCCCCTATAATACACTCAAACAAGGAGAAATCCCATGCGTTGCAAAGTTCAACTCTATGTTGCTGGAACCATCTTCTATGAGGAAGTTCAAGCAAAAGATTACCAAGATGCAAAACGAACTGCACTTGCTCGTAATCCTAATGCAAAGGTCATCTCTGTGAATGCCGTATTTTGATTAATATTCAAAACACAACTCTTCTCAATCCAAAACCAGGAGATCCTAATGGTTATGTGACTAAAGATGGTATGTGGGCAGCAGTTCCTTGGGGAAAAAAGTTTGTGATCATTCATAATGGTCAACAGATTCATACTGCCAGCAACTATAAAACTGCTAAATCTTTTATTGAAAAGGCAATAAAAGGTAAGTCAGTATCAACCTTAAGTGAGTTTCTCTAAAAAATGAAGTATCTACTGTTTCTTGCACTTCTTCTACCAACTTCTGTATCAGCACAAGAAGTGTATAAAATCAACATTAATCGCTTCTGTGCTGATGTTGTTGGTATTCCTTACGCAAGCGATAACTTTACTG